TGGCCAGACCGAGCCTTCAATACGCTTGTCACCCAGGAACGTCGGAGAGCCTTCCTGTTCAATATCCTCATCAAAGGCAGCAAGTTCATCATAACCCGCCACATCAACCGACTTTTCACGGTAGTTTTTTGCCGCTTTACCGCCCAGGCACCAGAAGCCACGACCATTGGTGAAACGCTTCATAGTGAGCGTGTTATCCCGGTGCTTTTTGCCATACCACGGGGCCAGAGACAGCAGCGACGGAATATCGCGGATGGTAGGCTCGACGTGGGTTTTCATAAAGTTCTCGGCATCACCATCCGTCGGCAACCAGATAAGGGTGTTACGCTGCTTATGCTCTATGAAGTAAGCATAAACACCCAGCAGCATTTTTGAATAACCAACACGGGCAGACTTCACCACATTCACCTCGCGGATGTAGTCGCTGCCCATCGCATTCATGATAGCCCGCTGAAAGGGTAGTGTTTCCCAGCGCCCTTCCTGGTATGCGGATTCTTTCGGGAGATAGTAACTGGCATCCGCCCATTCAACGGCAGTCTGTGGCTCCGGCCTGAACAGGGCTCGCAGCCCGGCGCGTACATCACGCCGCAGAATATCAATCTGACTGTTCGATATATTCACTCAGCAACCCCGGTATCAGTTCATCCAGCGCGGCTGCTTTGTTCATGGCTTTGATAATATCCCGTTTCAGGAAATCAACATGTCGGTTTTCCAGTTCCGGAAAACGCCGCTGTACTGAGAGAGGGATCCCGTCAAGAATACTGGCAATTTCACCTGCGATCCGTGACAGCACGAAAGTACAGAATGCGGTTTCCACCACTTCTGCGGAGTCTCTGGCATTCTTCAGCTCCTGGGCGTCAGCCTGCGCACGCGTAAGTCGATGGCGTTCGTACTCAATAGTCCCAGGCTGGAGATCTGCCTCGCTGGCAGCCCTGTAATCCTCAACCTCTTTACGGAGTTTTTCATTTTCGATATCAGCTTCCCTCTGCGCATACCACTGAATTGCCGTGGCGGTATCAAATACAGATTCAACGCCCTTACCACCTCCGGAGACGCAAGGGAGCCCCTGAGACTGCCAGCGTTCAATCGTTCGCGGATCCACTTTGAAAATTTCGGCAAGTTTCTTTTTATTAACCTTCATGAAACAGTCTCACAACAAATACAGGGTCCGACATGAAAGTGCCCGAAAATGACTTTTTCAGGCGTTTTCATGTCGGACCTTTACGGATTCGATATTAGAAAAAACAAATAGTTATGTTCGAGAAGTACCGACATGATTTTCCCCGGAAAATTTTCATAAATAGCGAAAACCCGCGAGGTCGCCGCCCCGTAACGGCCCGGATCGCCGGAAAGGACCCGTGAAAATGATAATGATTATCAGTTGCAACAAAGTCCAGTTTCTTCCACCATCGCACCGGACCAGCGACCATGAGGGGACAACGCCGCGCTCCGTTAACGCGGTAAACCCCGGTGTGTATCGTTTTTGATTATCCCCGCACACTCGCGCAGAGGAGTCTCCCTGTCGGGCTGCGGTCTCTGTTAATACGGGAATACGGCGACAATACCGCGCATGGATAATAAGGTCGCTCAACACACTGGCTGTAATGCAGCCGATACCATACGGCATTTAGCGGCATTCATCGTACACTCAACGGTTAGCTCTTCATTCGTGGCATTCACCTGAAAGGTCCGGGAGTGTAATTGCGTACATTTACCACTGAACGAACCTTCAACAAGAACACGACCACGCTGCAAAATACGGAACGGAATTGTTCCCTGAAAAGGCTTTACGGTTACCAGTAATTTCTTCATGCATTCTCCGGATAACAAAAATACTAGTTAATACACTGAGTACGGATATATTCCTGAAGCATTCTCAATGCAGCCTGGTCGCTGATGATTCCGTCTCTGATACCGAGAACGTTTCGTCCAGCAACCGGAGAGAGTTCGACGGCGGCATCATTGCCCACGCCGGAGGTGCCGGTGGCTTCACGCACGGTACCGGAGCAGGTGGCGTTGATCCGCAGGCGCTTACGACCAGCGGCAACATCAGCACGCAGAGTTTCATTTTCAGCTCTCGCATCGGCTAATTCCCTCGAGTATTTTGCATCGAGCGCAGCAACATCGCGCTGGCGCACCTGCATATCAGTAATGGTTGCGTTTGCCAGCTCCAGCTCTCTGGCTTTTTTATCGCGCTGCGCTTTGTAGGTGATGGCGTTATCGCGGTAATGATTCAGCCCCAGACTAAGCGCACCACAGACCACCAGCAGAATAACGGTAAACGCGGAAAGCATTCGGTTTATGCTCACCCCAGCAGCCCCGACGAAGATAACATCATCCAGCCCATGGAAAGAAAAAGAGCAACCAGCATTAGTGAAAATGAAATGCCGACGATTACACAGAGGATCTTCGCCAGCATTATGAGTTTGTCTGACATGTTTAATCCTCTTCACGATTTCAACGCAATGACCAGTTTTGCCAGCCCATACAGCATCGGAGACACAGCAATACCGACCGCCACCCACTTAATAGCAAAAGCCTGTGCTCTGCTGATGTCATCAGTTACTGGCGCTTTCAGTTCAAGGCCGTTTTTCATAGTCAACCTCAACAGAATTCGTTTATACTTTTCCATGTTCTCCCTTGCCTTATCCAAGGTCAGAAACACAAAACCCCGCTTGCTGCCAACAAACGTGGTTTTTACTTTTATTCACTTAGGTTTTGTCAGTTCGCAGGATTTCGTGTTATCCGTCCGTGTGAGCAAACCTCATTTTTCAGCAAAATATTCTTCTTATCTGTCGATTCCCCAGCACGCCAGCGCGCTCTCCTGGTCACGACGGGATACCTGACCGTAACAGTTGTTTGAACGAATACGGCAGTCTCTGCCACCGTCCTTAATCCACCAGCGAATCGCTTCGCAGGCACCTTTTCGATCACCTGCATTAATTCGTCTGTAAAACGTCGACGGGAAACACTTACCGGGACCAATGTTGTACGGACAGAATGACGCGATCCCCGCTTTCTGGGGTTCGGTCAGCGGCACTTTGATGTTTTTCTCCACCCATGCCAGCGCCTTATCACGCTCAATGGCGTTAACCCGGTCGCATTTTTCCTTCGACAACTTCATGCCCGGAACGACAGGTTTACCATCCACCAAGATGGCACCGCGGCAGATGGTCCAGATACCCGCACCATCACGGTATGCCGTGGTGTGGTTACCTTCTTTTTCGTCAAGAAACTGGTCGAGGATTTCAGGCGCAGACGCCCCTGCACCAATCAGCGCCAGAACGGCAGCCGACAGGCCGTATCTGATTTTTGCGTTCATGGATATTTATCAGGGTTTATCGATTTCAAATCCCTGGATATGTTAAGTCTTCAGGCCAGCGGTGGAGTCTTCAGAGAACCAGTAATTATTCCCGGTAGTTTTCCTCTGTAGGTTATCAACACATCCTGCGCCTCTAAAATTACGGGGCGCTTTTCCGGCAACGGACCATCCCCTTCACATAACCCGGCAGCAACATCCATGAAAAACTGCTTCGCCTGCTTTTTCGCCTCAGCTTCGTAAAACTCCAGCGTGGCACCTTCAGTACGGTCAAGACTAATCGCCACATCTGGCAACAACAGTGACGGATACCCACCAATTTCCAGTGCCACAGTAACAGTAATCTTATCCGGGTAATTATTTATCCCTTTAACAACCAGTTCGTATTTTTTCTTCATCGCTTTACTCTCCCCGCGCCGCCTTACGCTTATCTTCTTTAATCTTGAAATAAAGGTTTGTCAGATACGTCAGCAGGCCAAACAGCAGACTCCCCAGCACACCTATCGCCACCCACTGGGACGGAGAGACTTTGTCCAGCAGCTGCAGTAACCAGTATCCCGTCCCCACCGCTGACGTGGTGTATGACACACCCGTTGTGATTTTTTCCATCTGATGTATGTCTCCGTCACCGCCGACAGAAAATGAAAGTAAAGAAAAACAAAAAAACCGCCAGTGTCACCCACTGACGGCCAACTCCGGGAGCCGTGATTATGGCATTCAGGCTCTGCTAAAAATGCCAGATAACATTCCGGCCTCCCCTGATTCAGGTTATAAATGACACAATATCTTGACAACACCCGTCACTGTCTGTCAGAAAATATACC